GCCGACGAGGACTATCTGCAGGGCGCCGACGACCAATACCTGGTCGGTTCAGATGGTGAGTTTTTGACTGGATTGGAGGCCGACGCATGACCCGCCGCATCAATGGAAATGACCTGGCGACCGCGCTCAATAGCGCCTCTGGCTTGGCGGGGCTGGATGCAAGCATCAGGCTGCAATCCCCCGTCGATCCGCTGGAAGATACCCGCCGCATTCGATTTGAATCCTACCAAAAGCAGGAGACTGAGAACAGTTTCAACGGCGGTGAGACCATCTGGTTCGATACGGCCCCGCTGGCCAAGAGCATGATCACTTGGCGGCTGCCAATGGACTGGGGCACCCGTGAGGTCATGGGCGCGCATTCCGGGCCGTTTGATGACAGCGACTGGAAGCGAGTGGTCTGGGCTGGCGCTCATTGGTTCGCACAGGATCAGGTTGACGACGAGAACCCGACCGATATTCACGGACATTGGTCGGTGGAAACCCCGCTGCCCAACGGAGAGTTGCATACCCGCTTTCAGATATTCTTCAACGACCGCACCGATCCCACCCTGGTCGGCAACGAGGTCGCGCTCATCTCAACCAGTCGAGCCGACTTCATGGTGTCCCGATACACCACTGGGGGCGAAGACTGTGGCCGGTTCATCCTTGCCGGAACGCATTCCCTCGACCGCATGGTTGAGTTCGCCCGCACCGATGATGACCCGGCAAACACGCGGTGGAAGATCGGTGTCAATGCCCAGCAAGAGAGTTCGGGCAATGTCGGCGGCAACTTCGAGCTACAGCGCTATGACGATGCTGGCGATTCTCTCGGGACCCTTCTCTATGGTCGGCGCTCCAACGGCGAGCTGACAATTGGGTCGACGGCCTGGACGCCAGCGTCCGATCCTGCACAGTTGCTGATCAATCACGCAGGGGCGGGGCAGAACGGCATTCTGGTCCAGCCGCAAGCCGCCCTGACCACGGGTGCCGCGTTCAAGGCCCGGCTGTCCTCGGCGACAGAAATCGTTCTTCAGGGGCGTGTCGGGTCTTCAACCGAGCAAATCCAAATTCTGGCGAATGGCCAGATCAGCTGGGGGCCCGGCAGTGCCGCCCTGGACACCACGCTGAGCCGTACCGCTGCTGCGCGCCTGGCTGTGAATGGCGAGTTCGACATTGCCAAGTCATTGCGCATTGGCGGGGCGACGGCGGGCGGCGGTGTTGGGGCTATCTCGATGCTGAATGCAGCGACCATCCCCAACAGCAATATTGCTGGCGGACATCTCTACGTCGAAGGCGGTGCCCTGAAATTCCGGGGCAGCGCGGGGACAATCACAACGCTGGGAGCCGCGTAAATGGCCGAAGCCGAGAAGCAAAAAGAACGGAAGCTCCGTGTTCTCCACGTCAATGTGCAGGCAGTGCTGGTGTACGATGACGGGCAGGAGTTGTCACCCGGGCCGGTCATGAACCCGGTGCAGGTGAAGTTGTCCGAACTGGGCAAACTGGACGACGAGATACGCGAGAGCGTGGCCCAGTACGGTTCGACCTGACCCACCCACACCCTAACTCCATCTGGCAATCACCGCCTGGCCATAGAGCTGGGCTTTTCTATGCCCTGAAGCGAATGCCATGGGCGCCAACGAGGCGAATGCCTCTCCCAATGGGCGAAGGCCCGGAAAGACTGACCGATGAAGCTTAAAACGATCGAAGTGGAAGGCAAGACCTATGCGGAAGTGGCTGATGGCAAGCCCGTCTATCTGAGCGACGATGGCAAGGAAATCGCCTTTGACGCCCCGGCAACCGCGTCCACCATTGCCCGCATCACCGACGAGTCCAAGGGCTACAAAACCCGTGCCCAGGAAGCTGAAGGTAAGCTGAAGGCATTCGAGGGCATCGAAGACCCGAAGGCGGCCAAGGACGCCCTGGCCAAGGTCGCCAATTGGGGCGACAAGGAACTGGTCGAGGCTGGTAAGGTCGAAGAGATCAAGGCCGCTGCGATCAAGGCCGTCGAAGACAAGTATGCGCCCATTGTGCAGGAGCGCGACACGCTTCAGACCGCGCTGCACAGTGAGAAAATCGGCGGATCGTTCGCCCGGTCCAAGTTCATTGCCGACAAGATCGCCGTGCCGGCAGATATCATCGAATCCCGCTTCGGGGCCAACTTCAAGCTCGAAGACGGCAAGGTCGTTGCCTACGACCAGAACAAGAACCCGATCTACTCCAAGTCGAACCCCGGCAATCATGCCGACTTCGATGAGGCTCTCGAAATCCTGGTCGAAGCCTACCCGCACAAGGATTCCATCCTGAAGGGCTCCGGCGGTTCCGGCTCCGGCAAGCAGCCGGGGCAGGGTGGCCAGGGTGGTGGCGCAAAGACCATCCTGCGCAGCGAATGGGACGGCATGTCCCACGCCGACCGCGCCGCCAAGGCCAAGGACGGCTTCAAGGTCGTTGACGCGGCCTGACCCCAACTAATTCCCCGCGCGGCCCGAACGGGCGGCGGAACCAGCCGAACGGCTTCCTTTGATCCTGACATCTCCAAACCATAGGAGGCCATTTTGGCCAACGTACTCACTGATCTTGCGGCCGACATCTACAAGGCCGCCGATATTGTCGGTCGCGAAGCGGTCGGCTTTATCCCAGCCGTCACCATCAATGCCGGTGCCGAACAAGCCGCCCAGGGCGACACCGTTCGCTCGCACTTCACTCGCGAAGCGACCGTCAATGCCTCGGCCACGCCGTCCATGACCATCCCTGAAGGTGATGATCAGACCGTGGACACCAAGACCATGGCGCTGAGCCAGATCGCTTCTGTCCGCATCCCGTGGACCGGCGAAGACATGAAGCACGTCAACAACGGCTCGGGCTTCGAGACCATCTATGGCGACCAGATTCGCCAGGCCATGCGCGGTATCGTCAATACCATTGAGGCTCACGTTGCTGGGGTGGCCTATAAGGGTGCTTCTCGTGCCTACGGCACGGCTGGCACCACGCCCTTCGCATCGAACTTCAACGAGATTGCCGCGGTTCGCCAGATCCTGTTCGACAACGGTATGCCCGTCACCGATGGCCGCCTGTCGCTGGTGATCAACTCGGCAGCCGGCACCAACCTTCGCCAGCTTGCCCAGTTGCAGAAGGCGAACGAGGGCGGTGGCACTGAACTGCTGCGCCAGGGCACCCTGCTTGACCTTCAGGGCTTCATGCTGAAGGAATCCGGCCAGGTGCAGGTTCACACCAAGGGCACGGCGACGGGCCTCGATGCGAACGCCAACCTCGCACTCAAGGATACTACCTTGGCCCTTGATGGCGGCGATGGCGGCTCGCTGCTCTCTGGCGACGTGATCACCTTCGCCAGCGACTCGGTGAACAAGTACATCGTCAACACCGGCTTCACCGCCGCGGCTGGTAATGCGGTGATCGGCGGTCCTGGCATCCGCACCGCGGTTGCCTCCGGCGCCGAACTGACCATCGGCAACAACTTCACCGCCAACGTTGCCCTGCACCAGTCGGCAGTGGAACTGGCCATGCGCCCGCTCCAGAAGCCCGCTGGCGGCGATGCCGCCGTGGACGAGATGATTGTTCAGGACCCGTTCTCCGGGCTCGTGTTCCGCATCTCTGCCTATAAGGGCTACAACAAGGCGATGTTCGACATCACCTGCTTGTACCAGGCCAAGGCGTGGAAGTCGGACGGCATCGCGGTGCTTCTCGGCTAATCCTGATCTTTGCAGCGGGACCGCTTCGGCGGCCCCGTCACTGAGACCAGCAACCCCAGCAGGAACTATCCCCATGACAACCCCAGCAGGAACTATCCGCGTGGCCCGTGAGGGTTCGCGTGGCTGGCATTTCATTGCCTTGGCCAAGTATGAGGCCAACCCCGACGCCTTCACCGTCCTGGACGATGATCTGAAGCCCGTAGCGGGGCCGGTGAGCGGCGATAACGGCTCTGGCGATGATCCGGTGTCGGAAACGCCTGATGGCATCCCCACGCCTATCCCTGCCGACTGGCGGGACATGCACCACACCAAGATCATCGCTCTGGCCAAAGAACTGGCCGGCGATTTCGAGGCGACTGCGGACAAGACTATGACCCAGATCGCCAAGGACATCATTGGCGCTGCTGAAGATGATCGGGCAGAGCAGGCAGCGAAAGCCGAATGACCACCATCGCATATCGCGACGGCATCATGGCCGCCGACTCCGGCTCATGGATGGGCGATGCCAGCCACGGGTGGGCAGAGAAGCTTGCCAGGGGGCCGGATGGCACTCTCTACGGTGTTGCCGGTGGTGCTCCTGAGGCGCTCGGGTTTCTCGATTGGGTGAAGGCTGGCGCCGATCCGGAGATGATGCCCAAGCCCGAAGCGCTGCCTGATGGTGGCAATAGCTTCATTGTTCTGGCGGTGTCCCCCGGCGGGCCTGTCCGCATCATCGCCGCACGTGGCGTTGAAACCTACAAGGCCCCGTATTTCTCCATTGGTGGCGGCTCTGCGACTGCCTTTGGTGCCTTGTGGGCCGGGGCAAGTGCAGCGGATGCAATCGAGGCCACCAAGGAACACGGTTCGAGCGCGCATGGCCGCGTTCTAACCATTTCGCACAAGGACTGAAATCATGGCGCTCGAAGTCGAAACAGGAACGGGTTCTGCCTCGGCCGAAAGCTATATTTCCGTCGCTGGCTTCAAGTCCTATTGCGATGCACATGGTCTGTCCTATGCCGACAAGACGGACACCCAGATCGAGCAGGCGCTTCGCCGCGCCACGCAATGGATCGATGCGACCTACAGCGTTCGGTTCAATGGCAATCGTATCAATTCCGACCAGGCCCTTATGTGGCCCATGAGTGGCCTTGTTGATCGCGGCGGCTATGCCATCGCCAATGATGCCGTGCCCCGCCAGATCGTCTCTGCAACGGCGGAAGCGGGTGCTCGTGAGCTGGCAACACCTCAATCTTTGAGCCCTGACATTGTGCCGGGCGAGGTCGTCAAGCGCGAGAAGTTCGACAAGGTTGAGTTCGAGTATGCCATCGGCTCCGGTGGTGCATCTGTCATGGCCCCTGAACTGATGGTGATCGACGGCATTCTGGCTCCATTGTTCCCCATGACCAAGAGCCGGTATTCTGGAACAGCGGTGCGCGGGTAATGGCCAAGGACTGGAACAAGATTGCTGCGAAGGTTGAGCGCGGACTGAAGAAGATTGGCGACACCTCCCAGCCCAACGGCTACCCCGCCACACTGCGCAGGGCAGGGGTGCGGACAGGCGGGCCAGACTATGCCCCCGAATATGGCGACCCGACCTATTACCAGGTCATCGTCATGGTGTCGGACAAGGAACTGCGGGACGTGAACGGCACGCTGATAGGCATGACCAAGCGGACTGTGACAATCTCGGGCGCAGCTGGAGTGGTGCCGAGCGATGACGACAAGATCGTGCTGGGCTCGCATCTGACGTTTGTGGATGACGCGACGGATGAGGCGGTGGCGTGGGAGCCCATCGTTTCGGTGAAGCCATTGGCGCCGGCTGGGATCGCAGTCCTTTATGAACTTCTCCTGCAAGGATAACTGATGCTCAAGAGGCTGACACCACGAGAGCAGATCGAGCAGCTTACCGCCGATTGGGACGCTAAGTTTCGCGCCAGCTTCTTGGAAGCCGTGAACGAGATCATCTCCCGCATCACTCTGGGGCTTATTGTAGAGCGCCTGGAGCGGGGTGATGTCCAAGGGGCGATCAATGCCCTCAATATCGAGCAAGCGGCCTTTGGTGGCCTCGCCACAACCGTACATCAGGCATTCAATGCCGGTGGTATCGCCATTGTCTCCGGTATCCCGGCGATCAAAGACCCGGAAGGCCATCGGGCAGTGCTGCGATTCGACGTGCGCGATCCGGCGGCTGAGGCGTGGGTGAGGCTGCACAGCGCAACACTGGTGCAGGGGCTGACCACGGAAGCCGTCGCATCGTCCCGCGCCACCATCGAAACCGGATTGGCAGCGGGCAGGGGGCCACGTGCCATCGCCACTGACCTTGTGGGGCGCATAAGCAGAGCCTCAGGGAAACGCGAGGGCGGCACAATTGGGCTGACCGAGGCACAGGCCCAGCAACTGGCCAATGCCCGCTCACAGCTTATCTCTGGCGATCCTGAGGCGCTTCGGGCGTTCATGCAGCGCAAGTTGCGTGACAGGCGGTTCGACAGGACGGTGGAGAAGGTCATCCGAGAGGGCAAGTCGCTCGACAAGGCGACCGTTGATCGCATGATCACGTCGCTGTCCAACCGGATGCTGAAGTTTCGGGCCGATACCATCGCCCGCACCGAAACGCTGGAGGCCATCGAGGCCAGCCAGCACGAGGGCTATCGCCAGACCATGGACCGTCTGGGGCTCAACCCCATGACCGATGTCGAAAAGGAATGGATCGCCACCAGCGGCGACCGCACCAGGGACACTCACATGGCGCTGCATGGGCAGAAGGTGGAAGGGCTCGACACGCCGTTCCAGTCCATTTCCGGCGCTATGCTGCGCTTTCCGGGCGACCGTTCATTGGGCGCTCCGGCAAGCGAACTGATCAACTGCCGGTGCCACCCCATCTACCGGCTGCGCTTCGAACGCGCCTTGCGCTGATGGGCTTCGCAGATGAAGTGCGGGCCGAAGTCAAAGAGGCCCTGCAAGACGTAACCACCGTGTTCCGGTATTCGGTGCAGGACTTGGTTGCCGAGGTGAAGAAGGAAGGCCCGTCGAAAGGCCCTCCACCGGCTCCTGGTCGCGGCGGTTCAATGCCGGTGCAACTTGGCAATCTTCGGCGCTCGCTTCGGTCTAGCACCAGTGCAATGCCACAAATCAATCCAAACCTGTCGGAAGGTATTTCGGACGGGCAGGCAGAGATCATCCTGACCATAGCGGGCGCGGAGCTTGGCGAAACCGTCTTCCTCGGCTTCACAGCCGCATACGCCCAAAGGCTGAACTATGGATTTACCGGGCAGGATGCTCTGGGCAGGACGTACGATCAATCGGGCTATCACTTCGTGGAGAATGCCGCGGCCCGGTGGGAACAGATCGTGGCAGAGAATGACGCCAAGGTGCGCGGGTTTAGGAGCTAATCATGGCCTATGCGACACCAGAAGCGAAGATCGAGGCCGCGCTTGTTGCCAGGCTCCAGACCCTCACCCTGACACCTGCCTTTGCGGTGGCCTATCCTGGGGTGAATTTCCCGGCGGAGAACAAGCCGCCTCGCTATCTCCGGGTAGAGCATGACGGCATCGCCCGGATGAGGCCGTTTCTGTCCACCACCACGCGGCAGCGCGGTAGCCTATTCGTATCGGTCTGCATGCCGAAAGGCACAAACTCAATCGACGCAATGGAGATCGCCGGGGCCGTGGCTGCCCACTTCCCGGCTGACTATAAGGCCACCGTTGAGGGCGTGACGGTCCGGATCACCGAGCGCCCAACCGTCGCAGGCGGATATGTCGATGAAACCGATCAACGCTGGCGCACGCCTGTCGTAATTCCATACGAAGTCTGGCTTCAGGCTTCCTAGCCCTCTCGCCCTTGGGCAAGGCATCATCATCACCGTTGGAGACAACCCATGTTGTACACCCTGGCGGGCACGGTCGTGTCCATCGGCACGAGCGCTGCTGTCGACTTTTCCGGCAATGAGGCGGCTATTCTCGCTGACTTCGCAGCCGATACCTATACCCCGATTGCCGAGACCGAGACCATTTCGGACTTTGGCGATACCGCTGCCGATGTGGCGTTCACCTCCCTTGGTGACAGCCGCACCCGGCATCTGAAGGGCTCAAGTGACGGCGGTATGGCACAGATCACCTGTGCTGATCAGGCCAGCGATGCTGGTCAGGCGCTTGTGCGCGCGGCTGCTGCCCCTACGGACCAGAATGAACGCAACATTCGCTTCCAGTGGCGCAATGGCGATGTGAGCTATATCCGTGGCCCGGTCATGGGCTGGCAGCGCATCAATGGCACCGGCCCGAACAACGTGGCCAAGCGCCAGTTCAGCGTCGGCAACAGCTATGGCGAGTTCGTCAACACCGTTGCGGGCACGGCCCCGGACAACACCGTCCTGCCTGCCATCACCGGCACTGCACAGGAAGGTGAGACGCTGTCCGCTTCAACCGGCACTTGGACTGGTTCGCCCACTCCGACCTACTCGTATCAGTGGCTTGCTGATGGCGAGAGCCTTGCGGGCGAGACCGGCGCTACCCTCGATCTGACCGAGGATCATGTCGGCGCTGTGATTTCCGTCATCGTAACCGCTACCAACACCAGCGGCACTGCCATTGCGGTAAGCGATGCCACCTCTGCCGTCATTGCCGCGTAAGGGCCACCCATGACCAAAGCAAAACTCGGCGCCGGCAATGTGGAAATCGAGATCGGCGGCAACACCTTTGTGCTGAAGCCGAACCTCAAGGCTGCGCAGACCATCTCTCGGCAGACGGGCGGCATTCGTGCCGCCCTGACAGCCGTTTCCAGCTTCGACCTGGACACGATCACCACCGTGATTGCTCTGGGCCTTAACTGGGACAGCAAGGCCGCCGCTGCGCTGCCTGAGATGGTCTATGAGACCGGCGTTGGCTCTCTCGTGGCCCCTGTGACGAAATATCTCGTCATTCTCGCCAATGGCGGCCGCCCGGTGGGTGACGATGAAGGAGGCGAGGGGGACGAAAACCCTCCGAAGTAATCGCCATCGATGCCTTCTATGACCGGCTGGCCGAGATCGCTCTTGGCTGGCTGGGGTGGAGTGAGGAACAGGCGCTCGCGGCGGACGTGAATGCCATCCTCGTGGGCTTCGCCGGCAAGCAGGACATGTGGCAGGCAGTGTTTGGCGGGGGCAAGAAGCAAGACCCAGAGAACCTGCCAGCGGCGGGGCCGGGGTTCGCTGGGCCTAAGGCTTAGGTAGCATCCCGTTGTCGGTCAGCCAGTCTTTCACTATGTGGCGAATGGCTTCTGACCGAGATGGGAAGGCATCGCGCTTTACAAACTTGTCGAGCGCATCGAGCGTGTCGGACTCCATGCGCACGCTGACGTGCGGCTGTCTGCCCGTTGCAGGGCGTCCGCGCTTTTTCGGTGTTACATTTATTGTTGACGACATGATTTCGGTGTGACACAAAATACAGGCCAAAGCAAGAGTACCAGTCCTGCCTTGGCCCTAACCGACAACCAGTCCTAAGGAGACCGGTCATGGCTGACGCTATCTCTACCACCCGCCGCGCCGTCATCAAAGCCTTCCCATTCATCGGGGCAGCTGTAGCAGCGCCTGTTTTGCTCACTACGGTTAAGCCTAGGGCTGATGAGGATTTCGTAGCCATCCCCCGCGAAGCCTACGACGCCATCAAGACTTGGGCCGACGCCCATCGTGCGTCCGTGAAGGCAACAGCAGACTACGGCGACTACGTTCGCCCGATTGGCCTGCGCAGACAGGCTGGCGGCCCCGCTTGCACCGCTGACGAGAAGGCGGTGGCGGATCGCTTGTTTGCTGACCACGTGGCGATCGGCGAAGCAGTTGGCCCAGCCCGCGAAAAGATGATCTTCGCGCTGCTGCGGGCGACTGCCTGATTACGAAATTTGAGAGATTGGGCGGTTTCGACTGCTCAAGCCGTGGCGGCGGGGATTTGGCCTCGACAGCGGCCCCGCCCGCCACGTTCCCCGGCTCCTGTAACCAGCAGGTAGCCAGTTTCAATGCCTATCCAATGGAGAAACAGGCAATGACCACCAATCCAATTACCCCAATTGACCCAGAACGCAACCCCATCGTGTTCGCGAAGGATGGCGAAGTGTTCGCCAACAGCCGCGATGTGGCAGCGTTCTTTGGGAAGGAGCACCGCAATGTGCTCTCTGCTATCGACTCCCTCATCGCGCAGGAGGCCAAACTGGGTCTGCTGAATTTTAAGCAGACCCCATATGTTGAGCCTTCTACGGGGCAAACCTACCGTAGCTTCGAAATGGACCGCGATGGTTTTACCCTGCTCGCCATGGGGTTCACCGGCGCCAAGGCCCTCAAGTGGAAGCTCCGCTATATCGAGGCATTTAACGCCCTCGAAGCTGAGTGCCGCCGTATTGCCCAATCTGGCCCGGCCATCGACCTCAACGACCCGGCTGCGCTTCGGGGCTTGCTGCTGACCTATTCCGAAAAGGCCGAAGTGTTGGAAAAGCGTGTGCAGGAGCTTCTGCCGTCGCAGGAAGCCTTGCAGCGCATTTCCGAGGCCGATGGTAGTCTTTGCGTTACCGACGCAGCCAAGGCGCTCCAGATGCGCCCGAAAGACCTGTTCGAATGGCTTCGGCAGAACGGCTGGATTTATCGCCGTCCTGGCTCCGGGCACGATCTTGGCTACCAGTCCAAGACGGCAACCGGGCTTTTGGAGCACAAGGTTACAACCGTGCTTCGCGCCGATGGCTCCGAAAAGGTAACGGAGCAGGTACGGGTGACGCCGAAGGGGCTGACCAAGCTGGCGACATTGATCAAGCCGCCGTTAATGGTCGCCTGACAATCTCAAATTGGCCCGCTTAGGCGGGCCTTTTCTATTCAGTCGCTACCAAATTCGGCAATATGGTCTTCGGTCTGCTTCGCGACACTGTGCAGGCCTCGATCGCGCATATCGGCAAGGGTGAAGTAGTCTCCCTTCACGCAAAACAGAACATGCCCAAGTATTAGGCCCTCTGTCCGGCCTTGCTCCATATCTGAAAGCATCGCGCGGCATTCACGAGCGGACGCCGCGTGTTGCGCCGCCACGGCCAATTCCTCTGCCAGTCTTCGGTCTTGCTGATCCTGCCAAAACCACCATCCGATAGCCGCCAGCACCGCTAAGCAGGTGACGGCGACTAGTCCCTTAAACCACATGCTTTCGCCCCTCTATTAGGCGCGCAGGCTATTCCACGCGCCCACAAGGATCAACCTATGGCCCAAGTTGGCATCACAGTCACCAGCAACGCCGACCAGGCAGTTCCTGGGCTGAACCGGCTTATTGCGTCCAGCGAAGGTGCGGAGCGCGCAGCAAAGCGGTTGGGTGCGACCAACGACAACCTCGGCAAAAGCTTTGATCGACTAAAGCAACAGGCCGATGCAGCCACCGCCATGATCCAGCGTATCGACCGAATGACTGGCGTGACAGGTGGAGTGAAGCGCGCGGCCGCCGACATTGAGGCTTATGGCAACGAACTTGACCGGCTGCGGGCCAAGTACAACCCAGCCTTTGCGGCATCCCAGGCCTATGGACGTGAACTGGAGGGGATCAACTACGCGCATCGGGTGGGAGCCATTTCCACGGCTGAGCAGGCAGCAGCCGTGGCGGCGCTTGATGCCCGCTACCGGTCTGCTGCTGCGAGTGCAGACATGCTGCAAGCTGCAACTGTCCGAGCGCAGGGCGCAACCGGTGGGCAGCGGGCCAATGCGCTGAACCTTGGCTTTCAGGCCCAGGACATCGCCATGATGACTTTGATGGGGCAGGCACCGGGCATGCTTGCGCTCCAGCAAGGTATGCAGGTTGGCGGTATCTTCTCCCAGATGGGCAATGGCCGCGCAATCGTGCAGGGCCTCGGCAGCGCTCTTGGCATGCTGCTCAATCCCCTCAACCTTGCCACCATTGCCACCATCGGCCTCGGAGCCGCTGGTGTTCAGGCGTTCATGGGGATGGTCAATGGCGCTGATGAAGCGAGCCTCGCACTTGAGGATCATGCAGCGGAGATCGACCGAATCCTGAAGGGGTATGATCAGGCCAAGGATGCGCGTGACGCGTTCCTTGAGGCGAATACCCGGACCCCGGAGGCCGCAACCGCATCGAACCTATCTCGAGAAGCGGACGATGCTCGCGAGAGACTCGATAAGCTGGTGTCGGACGCGCGTTCAACCATTGCCGATTGGCGCACCGAACTCGACATGATGGTCAATGCTGGAGGCGATGCGGCTATCACCAGCGGCATCAACGCGGTGCTTGAGACCTTCGACAAGGCGAACATCTCGGCCAGCACCACAAAGCGCGAATTTGACGCTTTCATTGATTCCATGACCTTGCTGAAGAACGCGGCGACCGACCCCGATGTGGAGTGGCTTGCCGACTTCTTCCTGAAGTTGGGCGAGGAAGCGCGAAACGCTCAGGCCGAGATCGGCGGCGTGCAGACCGCCATCGGCCAGATCACCAAGGATGTGCTGGTTCGCATCAACGTCCAGATGGAAGGCTATGCGGAGGCCCAGCAGGCATTGCGCGACCTCATGCCTGACTTCCGGTCAAGGTTCGATCAAGACCGCGATGCAGCCACAGCGGCTTATAGAAAGCAGCTTGCCGCTGCCACAGACGGCATTTTGCGCGAACAAGCACAGAATGACCTCAACGCCGTGATGGCTGCGATTGACCGGCAAGAGTCCGAGTGGAACGCACGACAGAATGCGCGAAGTGGGGCAAAGACCACACCCATCGACCGCTGGGGATCGGCCAACGACAACTTCATGCAGCGCATCGAACAGCAGCGGATGGAGATCGACCTTCTCGGCAAGTCCACATTTGAGGTCGAACGCCAGCGTGCAGCTTTTGACCTGCTGAACCAGGCCAAGCAGGCCGAAGTGCAGATAACCGAGCCCCTTATCCAGCAGATCAACCAGATGTCTGGCGAGTATGCCAATCTGGTTGTGGAGATGGAACAGGCGGTTCAGGCGCAAGCCCTGCTGGACGAGCAACTGAACTTCTACCGCTCGACCTTCACAGGCTTCTTTGGCGACCTCAAGTCCGGCCTTCAGGATGGGCAGACCATGTGGGAAGCCCTCGGCAATGCCGGGGCCAATGCCCTCGATAAAATCGCAGACCGCGCATTGAGCATGGCCGCCAATGGTCTGTTTGACATGATCTTTGGTGCCGTCATGGGCGGCTTCGGTGGCAACAGTCTTGGCGGTGGATGGGGTGTCGCTGGCGGCTTTGGACGCCCCGGCATCTTCGGCATTCCTGGAATGGCCACAGGAGGCACTGTAGCCCGCTCTGGCCTGTCCTGGGTGGGTGAGCAGGGGCCGGAGCTTCTTCGCCTGCCAGCGGGCGCGGAGATCATCCCCAACGCCCCATCCATGGCCATGGTGGCGAACCAGAACGGCGGCGACATCGTGATCAACAATATCATCAACGTCCCGCCCGGCACTTCTGCGGATGTGGCCCCGGCCATTGCCCGCGAAGTCACCAAGGAACTGCGCAGGCAGCTTCCCGATGCCATCGAACGGCACAATCGCAACCCGCTCCGGAGGGCAGGCTAAATGGCTCTGGCCGATCCTCTTGGCGTTGCCGACTTTGCCGACCTGTTCAAGGTGCAGGACGTGGAGTTCGTGCAGAGCTTCATGCAGCAATCATCCATGACCGGGGGCGGGGAGCGGCGCTATGCCGACCGCGCTCCCGCCATGCTCCGGGCCAAGATCACCACCATTCCCATGCTCAATGCCGAGGCAGAGGGCATCATGGCGCTGATCAACAGCCGGTCAGGTGGCCTCAAGTCCATCCTGCTCTACAACTACCGGTTGCCGCACCCGTCCAGCGATCCTGATGGCTCGATCATCGGCGCCACAGTGCCGACCGTGAATGTGATCACCGACCGGTCGCATGTATCGTTCTCGGGCTTCCCTGCGGGCTATGAAATCCCGCTCGGCACCTGGTTCGGCATCATCTTCGACACCAGCCGCTACTACCTGGGCCAGTTCGCAGAAGCGCGGACGGCCAATCCCGTGACGGGTGCCGTGGCATCGGTGGAGATCACCCCGCCGTTGCCTGCATCGATCACGACCGGGGCAGAGGTCAGCGTGTCCAAGCCCCCGGCCAAGTTCAAGCTGGTTCCGAACAGCGCCTTCCCATCAAAGCAGGGCGGACTGCACAGCACCATCGAGTTCTCCGCTGAGCAAACCTACGGCGCCTGACCCATGTCCTACGATGTCGATACGGTCGCCGCTCTCGAAAGCGGGGCCATAGTCGTGCGCGACCTGTTGACCGTGAAGGGCAAGACCCTTGGCGGCTCGGCGGCCGAGTTCAACTATTCCACGATTGAGGACAACACCGCCATCAACGTGGTCCCGGCTGGCGAGACGACGCCCGTCAGTCGGAACTATGTCGGCGGCGGCACTCTGCTCGATGTCCCTGCCATCGTGGACGCCATTGGTGTTGAGGCCCGGTCCATCACCTTCGGACTGGATCACATCAGCCAGGCCGTCGGCAGCCCCATGGACATGGTCTATGGCAACAACGTCCGCGTGGCTCGGGTCGAGATGCACCGAGCATTCTTCGATCCGGCGACATGGAACCTGGTGTCTACGCCGACCCTGATGTTTTCAGGACGAGTGGATGGCGCCGCGGTGGATGATGCAGCAGCGGGCGGGGAGGGGGGCTTGTCCCTCGAAGTCGTCAACAGCGCCATCGACCTGACCAAGACCAATCCGGCGATGGAATCCGACGAGCAGTTGAAGCTGCGCGGGGATCGCTTTCGACGCTATGGCGACACGGCTGTGCCCGTTAATACCTGGTGGGGCCAGAATAAGTCATGAATTTCCTTATCCAGATCGTCGTCGGGCTGGTTCTTTCGCTCGCATCGACGTTGCTGCAACAGGCGTTTGCGCCCCAGCAGACCGAACAGCAGCGCCGCACCGGCACGCGCGGCACTTCCCAGATCGGCGGCAAGGTTCCTCAGTATTTCCTCGTGGGCACAGTGGGTGAGGCGGGGAAGCTCGAATATCAGAACGCTTGGGGCAATGTTGGCGGCGTCCCGAATGCGTATGTGACCAGTGTCCGATCGTTTGGCGACATGCCAATCACGGCCAACACCAAGATCTACATCAATGGTGTGCTCGAACCGATATCGGCCTCTGGCCATGTGACACAGGGGTTCCCGGCGACCGGTGACAAGGCGGGCGTGTTCTGGTCCGAGTTCTTCGACGGCACCCAGACCGTCGTTAGCTCCTACCTGACCGGCAAGTTCGGGTCGGATGCGGATCGGCCCTGGCTGTCCGATATGGTTGGCATTGGCGTACCCTACCTGATCACCACTGCGCTATGGGACGAAACCAAGTGGACCAGCATCCCGTCGATTGTGGGCGAATTTCAGGGCATCAAGCTCTATGACCCGCGCCTAGACACGACAGCGGGCGGCAGCGGCTCACAGCGTTGGAATGACCAGTCGACCTGGGCGTTCTCCGACAACAACATGGTCATCATCTACAACATCGAGCGCGGCATCTATTACGATGGCGCTCATGTCTGGGGTGGCAAGAAGACCGCTGCGGAACTGCCATATGATGCTTGGGCTGCGGCCATGGACGCCTGTGACGAGTCGGTCACGCTCGATGCAGGCGGATCCGAAAAGCGCTTCCGGGCGGGTCGACGCATCGCTCTCAATGAGCGCCCTGGCGATGTCATTAAGGAACTGCTGATCGGCTGCAATGGCCGCATCACCCATTGCGCCGATGGCACGGTCTATCCGCTGGTCGGTGTGCCCGATGATGCCGATGGAGCCTTCAGCGATGCCGATGTGCTCGCCACCAATGCCCTCGGCACGATCCCGTTTCCGAACCTGGACGAGATCATCAACGGCGCCACGGCCACCTATCGCGAGCCGGAACAGGCTTGGGAGGACAAGGAGACCGCGCCATACCTGCGAAGCGATCTCGAGGCCGAAGATGATGGCCGCCAGCAGATCGAAGGGCTGGACCTCGGCACCACCTTCAGCGGCACCCAGGCACAGCGCATCCTCAAGGCGGTCATCGAAGAAGGCAGGCGCTTCCGTCGCCATGTCGTGGCCCTACCACCCGAATTCGCCCAGTTCCGGCCCCTTCAGGTGCTGGCATGGACCTCGGATCGGTTCGACTATTCGGCCAAGCTGTTCCTGATCACGGCGCGCACGGTTGAGCCGTTCGGCAATGTCATCCTCGGCCTGCAGGAGATTGATCCTGCTGACCATGACTGGGACCCGGAAGCCGATGAGCAGCCGCTGAGCTTCGCGCCTGTGGTGACCAACCGGCCGGCGCCGCAGGAGGTGTCCGGCTTCTCGGTGGCTCCGGCCATTGCCGAAGACAATGAGGGTAACGGCCGCCGTCCGGCGATCGATGTGTTCTGGTCATCGGCCTCTGTCGCTGTGGACGTGCGCTATGTCCGCATCAGCATGTGGCTCAACGATGCAGTCGACCCGGTAGAGGATGATCCTGTCGCGGGTGATCTGATGTGGCAGGGCCTGGTTCCGCCTGCCCTTGGCGCGGCCCGGCTGACAGAAGCGGTGACGGCGAACACCTACTACGTGATCCAGATACAGTACATTTCGGATTCTGGTCGGGAGACGGTCGCCAGCGACCTGTTTGCCGTGCGGGCGCCCAACGTCAAGCTGGGCGCTCTCGACATCGATGTAACCTTCGAGGAGATCGCAGCCGAGATTGCTGCCGACCTGAAATGGATCAGCACAGGCGTTCGTGACGCTCTGGAGAACTTCGAACGGCTGGGCTCGCTCATTGCCGAACAGGACCTTGCCAACTTCAATGACCGGCAGGTGCTGCAGCGCACGCTGGGCAAGAAGGTTGGCGATCTCGAAGCCAGCTTCTCCGAGGTAATCGAGGTGGCCTTGGGACCGGGCGGTGCAATCGCATCGGCACTGGAAACGCTCTACGCGGCCATGGGTGGTAATACCAGTGAGGTGAACGTTCGGTGGGAGGCAGTAGCCGCCCCGTCTGGGTATTCGGCCCGCTACGCCATCACAGCGGCGGTCAACGACGGGTCCTACCGATCCGCCTCGCTTCTGCTGGACGTGCCGGCTGATACCGAGAGCCCGACCCGCATAGTGCTCGATGCTGACCAGACCGTCATCAGTACAGATGGCGGGACGACGGTTGCAGCACTGTTCAATAGTGACGGGGCCATTGTTCGGGACCTGACAGTGGGCACCATCAGCAGCGCGGATGAGGCGAGCTTTTGGAACCTGACAACCGGCGCATTTCGGATTTCGACCTGATGGCTGTTGTGTATATGACCGACCCGAGTACGGGACGGTGCGCGCTGTTTGAAGAGCCGGTCGAGACCGGGGATTTCAATGACCCCGATTCCGCTCGTAACGCGCCGCTGAACAGCCCGTCGACCAATCTGCAATACCTCTACTTCCACTCGGACTACGACCCGATGGAAGTCATTGGACCTGTCGATATCACGATCAACCATGGCACCGTGCCGGCCAATCCGGCCTCTGGCGGCGCCGTGGGCCAACTGACCACTGGTGTAAGTTACGGCGGATATACCACCGACTATGCTGTCCACACCCATGGTCTTGGGTATGTGCCGGATTTCCTGGCCGTGGTTGGGTCCGACATCATGAGCCCGGGATATCCGGTCCAGTTCGCTTTGGCGGACGGGCGCTGCCGGTTCGTGACCTTCTATGCCACGACAACGCAAATCCGGGCCTACGAGTTCGCCATGCAGACCAGTGCGTCTCTGTCGGCGATCAGCATTGACTATTCATTGCTTATCCTGAGGCAGCCACCGGCGCCAACAGGTGATGTCCTGCTGGATTCCGATCCAGAAACCGGCATTGTCACCATGGGCAGAGGCAAGTTCAGTTCAGACCGCAAATACCTTCAGATCGTGGATGGAGGCTCACCATTCGCGCTCCCAACCGGCAAGACGGTTGATCTGGCCAACGGCACCTTCCGGTCGATCTCAGCCAGCGGAGCGGTTCGGGATATCGTCCCTAGCTCATTCAGAGTGTCTTTTGGTGCTTACGGCTCTCAGGGTGGCCCTGCGGGCAACTACAATGGCAGCTTCGCCGGAGAGCCCGTCATTCAGGTGCAGGCGCCATGAGCGGCATTTCCATCGAAGGCGGCCAGATCGTCATCACCGATGGCAGCAGAACGGTGGCCACGACAGAAGGCACGCTACTGCAGTTCTTGACCGACGAGCAGACCTTCACGGCGAACATCAACTATCCGAACGCCACCAAGACCAGGCTCTATCAGTTCCAGTATCAAATCCAGCGAGCGCCTGGGAATGAGTTTTTCGCTATTCGCATCGCCAGAAGCGTCGTTGGTGCAAAGCCACAGGAGTGGGCCGAGACAGTAGTGCTCGGGGCGGCGCCAGCGGGCGCTGACCTGTTTGTCGGCCGCGTATCCATGACGCGGACCATTGCTCCGTCGCACACTTGGATGACCCAGAACATCTCGCCGGTCATTCCCCAGGGAGTGTTTATGCCAACCGATGGTGGGAGCATCATTGTTGAGGCGGCTGCCGGCATTGCTCGCGCCATGACCATCGACGTGCAGGGCGGGAACCTTGTTGCGCGGCTGCAGCACAGTGTTGGTCCGCCTGCGGGGAACTTCAGACAGATTGGCACGATGCCGCCGGAGGCTCCGGATACCTCGATCCCTCCAAATCACATCAACAGCGGTGCAGAAAACATCGCTGTGAATGGGGCAGGACTCCCGGTCTGGTGGACCGACACCGCGCCCTACTACCTCAATGAGGGCGCCGCAAATCCCTTTGGGGGCACGGCCAGTTACTGCAACCGCGTGCGGTACGGCGGCTCGGAGCAGGTCAGCCACACCGACCCCACCAACTACGCGACCCGGTACGCGATCACAGTCAAGGGGCGCTTCGGGCGCCGCTCATAATCTCAGAGGCATCAATGACCGACCCCTACAGCGTTGGCACCGTAACGGTCGCAAACGGCGGCACCACTGTGACTGGCACCGGCACCTTCTGGGTCGGCAAGGTACGGAAGAACGACATGTTCTTCGACCCCGCGCAGGGGCTCTTTGCCCGGGTGACGGCGGACCCGACCGACAATGAAGAACTCGCCATCACGGCATGGGCGGGGACTGGCCTGACAGACGCGGCCTATGAGATTATTCCGGCGGCTGACAGCACCAGCAATACGGCTCGACTGCGCGAGCTTCTGGCACAGATGACTGTGATTGAAGCTAATGGGCGGGGCCTGTTCTACCTGTTTGATGATACGGTCACGGACGCCGATCCTGGTGCAGGTAATATTCGCCTCAACAACTCGGACCCATCACTGGCCACTGAAATCTATATCGACAATGTCGACGCCAATGGCTCTGTGGTGGCCGACGAGATCGACCAATGGGGCGCGACCGTAGCGCCTGTGCGTAGCTGGGTTTGGATTCGATCGATCAGCGACCGAACTGCGTTCTGCTCATTTTCAGTCGTGGCAGCAGTCGTTGATGGCACTGGCTATCGAAAACTGGTTGTTTCTCCGGTCAACGTCTCGGGCAGTTTTTCAGCTGCCGACGAGTTGATGATCTCTGTCATTCCGAACGGCAGCCAGGGCGCCGGGTTCGAATATTCGGCAGAAGTGGCGGACATGGCATCCCTCACGCCATATGAAAGCGAAGACCCTGGATATCGCGTCTTTGTTTTCGACCTTGGTGGCGCCAGCGCCAATCGCAGCGGTGTTGTTGAACTCAACGACATCGGGGGGTGGGACATCGTTGCAGTCTATACTGGAGAGCAGGGAGAGCAGGGCGACCAGGGTGACAAGGGTTGGGCGCCATCATTTACGGTAGAAGACGATGGTGAGCGTCGGGTTGTGCGGCTTGTCGACTACGTTGGTGGCGCCGGCACAAAGCCAACGACCGATGTGGGCAAATATGTCGGCCCACTCGGCATGGTTACGGACCCGGCTGATGCATCAGACATTCGGGGCGCCACCGGTGATATTGATGGCGTGACGAGCTTCTGGGTTGGCCGTATCACCGTGGACACGACCCCAGCAGCGGCTCGCACCGGTCTGGGCATAGCTTTCTCCAGTCAGGTACAGGCTGAGGCGGGCACCGACAACACAACCTACATGACGCCGCAACGTACTGCCCAGGCCATCGCCGCACTGGTGCCAGAGGGTAAGGACTACGATCTGGAAATCTCCCAGATCGCGCTCAAGCTGGCTGCAATGGATGGAGAGGCCTGGGCCTTTGGTGGGGGCAGCAATGGCAATGGCTTTGCTGATGACCTGACCTCACTTGACCAGATCGATGTGGCTGGGGCGACAAATCTAAGCACAGCCGAGGCCGGGGTTCTCAAGCCGACAACGGCGGCGGAAAGCGCGATCAGTCAGGCCACGGGCACGAACATCGGCAACATGACAGCCTCCGGTGGCCTAGCCGCTGCGTTCGACGGATCCACTAATACATTCGCTGATCGTGGAGCGACCTCGCCGGGCTATGTGGGGAAGGATTATTCCTCTGGGCCAAAGAAGATTTCCAAGGTAGTCGCCACCAGCCACAATTCCGCCGCTGGCTTCGACGGCACTAGCTCGGCAAGCAACATCACGATCACTCTCTACGGAAAAAACGGCAGCGCGCCATCAAGTGGCACCGATGGCGCTAGCCTCGGCACCACGGGTTCATTTGCTGACGGCGCCGGCCCCGTGGGCAAGACCATCACCTCAAGTGACCAAAGCACTCTTTGGGACTACGTCTGGGTCTACATTACCTCAAGCGTTGCCGAACCGCGGGTCGCCAACGTGGTCTTTTATGAGCCTGGCGAAATCAACGACATGACTGTCGCATCCGAAGCCTTTGCCGCCGATGCGCCGCCGACCGAGCTGCGTTTCCTGGCCCTGGTCGAGGAAGTTAGCGCCGCAACGGTGGGCGATGACTATGTCTTCGAGGGCACCAGGGATGGCCTCGATTGGGCGATCATCAGCATGGACAACATCGTCCTGGACCTCCCCAGCGGCTTCAAACTGCTCTGGGGCATTGCCGATGTCTCGGGTCTCGATAGCGGGTCCGTTCCCGCCTTCCGCCTCTCCACCACGGCCGTGATGGTCAAGCTGCACGACTATGTCTTCAATTGGAGGTCCTGATGCCGGGCTATCTTCGCACACCCAGAGCGCTGGCGCCGGTCACGCCGGCAGCCATTAAAGCCGAATGCCGCCGCCGCATCCTCCTCATCATGTCCGAAGATCAGCAGCGCAACACGCTGGCGGCCGGGCAGGCCGCGACCATGCAATATGGCGCTGACCCCGCCAACTGGCCGACAGCGCTTCAGACGCGGCAGGCAGGGGCCCTAGCGGCCTGGGCCGAAATCGAACGCCTGCGCGCCCGGTCCAATGAGATCGAGGCCATGGACCCGCTGCCGGGCGGGAATGAGCTTACGAACGATGCCCTCTGGGCGGCGCCTTAGCTCGGAACTGAGCCCGTCGCGCAGTTTTTGGCGATGATGGTCTTGTCGACGGCGGTCATCTGGCCTTTGAGGCTGGCAATCTCTGGGGCGATGTTGCCGCCGGAAAGACTCGATGTTGGCATGCCGATCAGGAACACACCCCAGGCATCGCCTGTACGGGCGTCATTCTGCGCTTTCGCAGCCACAGCATAGGCTTGCTCAAGACGTTGCTTCTCCTGGCCAAGCTGGGTGCAGCTGTATGACTGGTACGGCACTTCCGACACATAGGACGGCGCGATACTTTCGGGCGCCTTGGCGCAAGCGGCAAGTGAAAGGATGGTCAAGCTGGCCACGGAAATAGTTCTGATCATGAATGAGCCCCCCAAAAAGTGGTGCTTATCGAAATCTTAACAGGCGGACCAAGTCAAGCGGTCGGCGGCTGACAAAGTTAATCCACCCCGCTTCGGTGGGGCTTTTCTTTTCTCACAAGCGGCCCCTCTGGGCCGCCTCTTTCTTTTCTCACATCAATGGAGGCCGATATGGCTCGATCCGTGAATGCGGAGACCACTGAACACGTCAAGCGGTGGGAGGGGTTTCGCGCGAAGGCCTATCCAGATCCCGGCTCTCGCGATGGGAAGCCAGTCACCATCGGTTATGGCCAGACCCGGCGCAACGGGCGCCCCATCCAGTTGGGCGAGACCATCAGCGAGGCCGAGGCCGCACAGTGGCTGCTGCAGGAGCTTGCACGAGTGGGCAATGTCGTTGACCAGGCCGTGAAGGTGCCGCTGAACGATAACCAGTTCGGCGCGCTGGTGAGCTTTACCTACAACGTGGGTGACAATGCCTTCCGTAGCTCCACGCTGCTGAAGAAGCTCAATGCTGGCGACTATCAGGCGGTCCCCGCCGAGATGGCCCGCTGGAACAAGAACGACGGCAAGGTCATGGAAGGCCTGGTCAACCGTCGTGCGGCTGAGGCTGGTCTGTGGGCTAAGGGCGCGTTCGTATCGTCTGCCCCCGTTGATGCCAAGCCGGGTAATCCGCTGAAGGAACTGGCCACGCCTGAGAACATGGCGGCTGGTGGCGGCCTCTTGGGTGGCGCTGCTGCGCTCACCACGGGCAATGGGCCAGTCCAGTACGCCATTGCCGCCCTGATGGTCATTGCAGCGATCACCATTGCGATCATTGTGATCAGGAAGGCAACGCGATGATCGACTTCATCCTCTTCCTTCTCGGCATGGTGCCTTGGCCTGTGTGGGCAGTACTCGCCCTGGTCGCTGTGTGTCTCGTCCAGTTCGTCTGGGGCTGGAGAGCGACCATTGCCGCCGTGATCTCCCTTCTGCCGGTCCTGGGCTATTTCTGGGGCCGCAAAGAGGGCGTCCAGATCGAGAAGTCCCGCCAATCCAAAGTCCGCGACAACCTTCAGGAGCACTACGATGAAATCGATCGCCGCCCTACTGATCCTGGCTCTGCCTATGACAGCCTGCGCAAGCGCTCGGGTGGTCGGTAGCTGTCCTCCCTTGGCGCCGCCCCCAGTTGCCGCCGTGGACGCTCTGCAAGCCGCTGGTGATCCTGCGTTGGATGCCTGGGCTGTCGATCTGGAACGACACTATCAGAAGCTCGACGCCTGCCGAGCCGTCTAATACACCCCGGCGGCCCGCGTCTCCGCCCATCTCTACACTCCAAGCCATCGGAGCGGCACTGTGCCAGAAGACAATACCCAACGTGACATCGGTGACCTCAAGGGCGAGCTCGGAGAGCTTCGAGGTGAAATGAAAGGCGTTGACCGGCGCCTTGGGGAAATCATCGACCTCATCAAGAGCCAGGACGAGCGGTCATCGGCCAGTCGGGCCAGAATGTACGAGGCGCAGGAAAAGACCGCTCAAGAGGTTCACGACCTCGGAAGGCGGGTCGGGGTAGTCGAGGGCTCGGTTGCTGACATGGACCCGGTGTTTAAGCGTGTGGGTAGCCTACTGGAGCGGTCCAAGGGCATCCTGTTCGTCATAGGTATCATATGGCTGTTCATGGGCGGCCTGATCCTTGAGGGGATCAAATGGGTGGGGCAGGTGGCTGCAAAGGCATTTATGGGCGGGCCGTAG